CCAACGCCGATCAACACACAGGCGGGGGCGTCGCGGCGCGTTTCCATCCGTCTGATAACGGCTTTGCCTGCCTTCATGCTCACTGCCAGCACCTTACCTCTGAGGTCTATTTGGATTGGATCGCCGATCAGGGCGGGCCGCAGGTAGCGGCGGGCTTGAGGACTGATCTTCTATCGGCGCGTTTGCAAGCCTCGCTTGGCCGTCTGGAGCCGGCAATCAATCCTATCGTCGCTGAGGTCGAACGGAAAGAGAAGCAAAGGCTTGAACGCGCGGGATGGTTCGCGCGGTATGCATATGTGGAGAGCGATGATGCTTATTTCGATCTTGAGACGCGGCGCATATTGTCTAGGAGCGCTTTTAACGCAATTTACCGTCACGTGGCTTGTAAATCGGTCAAAAACGATCGCCAGTGCGAAGCGTCTATTTGGTATGACCAAAATCGCCTGGAAATGGGCGGGCAGACGCTCGCGGGGCTGACGTACGCCGCGGGCGACACGGCCATTGTGGTGCATAACGGTGAGGTCAAAGGAAATCTGTGGATCAACGGACGACCTGACGTGTCTGGCGTCGCGGCGGGTGACGTGTCGCTATGGCTCGACCTGGCCGCGCATCTGATACCGAACGCGCGCGAGCGCGAACATATTTTTGATGTCATGGCGTACAAAGTGCAGAACCCGCGGGTAAAGATCAACCATGCCGTGCTACACATGGGCGATGAAGGGACCGGCAAAGACACGCTATGGGCTCCTTTTTTATGGGCCGTCTGCGGTCCTGACGCGCGCAATCGTGCGATCGTCCAAGGGGGCGACCTGTCAAGTTCATGGGGCTATGCCTATGAAAGTGAGATATTGATATTGAATGAGTTGCATGAGCCGGAGGCCGCGCAGCGCAGGTTCTTGGCGAACCGCTTGAAACCCCTGATCGCCGCACCGCCAGACACGATATCGGTCAATCGCAAAATGTTGCATCCATACGAAAGCGCTAACCGGCTTTTCGTGCTGGCGTTTAGCAATGAGGCTGTCCCGATTTCGATATCGTCGCAGGATCGCCGTTGGTTCGTTGTGCGGTCAGCGACGGGTCGGCTAGAGGAGGCACGCGCGCGGCGGATATGGGATTGGTATCGGGCAGGCGGGTTCGCGACGTGCGCGCGATGGCTGCATGATCGCGACGTGTCGGCATTCAATCCTAGCGCTATACCGTTCACGACTGAGGAAAAAGAGAGCCTGATCAGCGGCGGCCTGACGGCGGCTGAGGATTATCTTGTGGGGATGATTGAGCGACGCCAGGGCGAATTCGCACGCGGTGTCGTGGGCGCGCCATGGTCGGGCGTTCTCGATCGCGCGCAGGCGCTCGCGCCGACGGGGTTGAAACTGTACAAGGCCGCGCTGTTTCACGCGCTAAAGGAATGTAAATGGGTCTTCATGGGCCGCTTGCACTCGACCGATTACCCGACGAAAGCGGACGTATGGGCGCACCCTGACATGGCGCGGGCGCACAAGAAAAGTGAGCTTCGCCGGCTTGCTGAACCGGCGAAGCTAGAGGGTAACGTGGTCAGCCTGCGGCCAAAATAGCCGCGACGCGCTCGCGCGCTTCTGGGGTCATGGCATAGCCATGGCCGCGATGCGTGACGATAGAGCCCGGCCCGAGCGCCTTGCGGACATAGCAGGCCATGGTTGACAGGAACGCCTGCCCGTCCCGTTCGGCGGATTGCTTAGGCGGGATTATTTCGTCAATCGTCGCATAACTCACGGCGCGGGTTGACGCCGCAAGGGCGGCCATCAGAAGGGCCGGCGCATGGCCAGGCAGGGACGGGAACGCCCGCCTGAGAATGAGCGCCTGCTGACGCAGGCGGTCCATTTCGGACGTGTCGCCCGCGCGCCACGCGGCCAGCTCCTCCTCCGCGCGGGCGAGGCGGGCTCTAAGATCATCTAGCTCGCTCATGATATGAGGTCCTCCAAAATATGAATTGCGAGAAACGCGCCGAGGACGACGACTGCCAGCAAAGTGAGTTCAAAGGCCATTGCGGGTATCCTCCCATATGTGATTGATAAGACCGTCGATATCGACGTTGTGCTCTAGGAAGTATGTGGCGTGAGTGTCGAGCGCACGCGCCACAAGGTCGGTATAGATCGCGTACGGGGTGCTTGTGACGCCCGGCGAATACGCTAGGTCAAGGCACGCCCGCGCAAGAGCGCGGGCAATGCCAGAGATGACAGTATGCACGTAAAAGGTCTCATTCGCCAACTGTAGCGGCGTTGCAGGGAGCATTAGCGTACCTCCTCGACAGCCTGGACACGGTGCGCGCCGTCCCTCAACGCGCGGAGGCGTGCGCTATGAGCGCTCAGAGCGCGATAGGACAGCGCAAGGGGCTGGCCTTGCCGGTCTACCGCGGCGACATGATAGCGACGCCACGTCGCGGCGGAGGGGCGGTAGTCTTTGAGGTAGATGATCATATGCTTTTGATCCTTATAACCAAGGGGGTGCGGTAGGCGTCTGCCACGGCCTGCGCGGTTTTCCGCGCCTCCTCAGCCTTGCGCGGGGAAGTGAATATTTCCTCTCCCCAGCGCCTCCAGACGCGGTTCTTGTCGCGATCGTCGACGAATTCCAGGACGTATCTCATAGGAGATCATCCACTTCGTAACAGCGAGCTATGTGCTCTAGCGCGTCCGCCACGTCCTGCGTGGTGATCTCCGCTGCGTCCATAAGGTATGGCGTGAGGCGGTCCTCTGTGAACGCCAAGGCGAGCTGATGCAGCGTCCGGCTGTTATAGAGGGTGCGTATGGCGTAGTAATCATGGCCTGAGTTTTTGAGGACCCAGTCTTCTACGTGCTGTTCTAAAGTCATTGTGCTTATTCCTTTCTGCTTGGGGACGTCCCCCATAAAACGCAAAAACCCCCGGCGCCAGTTGCCGGGGGTCTAAGCGGGAGGTTATGCAGGCTTGATCACGCAGACCTGCGTCAGGCGTTTGTAGCGTATGCAGACCGTCAGTTTTTCGCGGTCCGCTTCCTCTTTGCCGATATAGCGGCCCATATCGGGCCCGAAGCACTCAATCCGGAAATCTTTACCGGCCGTCCAGTCGGCCTTGACGGCCTTAGCTGAGGTGTAATCGCGTCCATAGGCGGGTGACAGGGTGATCATGTGTTCAGGCTCCTTATGCTGCTATTACGTCGACATGTTTTGCGCCGGCGCCGTGGGCGCGGAAACCGACGATCACGTCCCTGTCGCGGCGTTGACACAGTTGGCAGGTCTGACAGGTGACGTCCTCGCGCGTCTGTGCCGGACAGACGACGACGCGGCGGCCTTGGGGGGTAGTCAACTTCTCGGGCGCCGTGCGCGGCAGGACAGTAACGACCGGACCGATATTGAGGTCGGCGAGTTCGTCGGCCTCTGTAAGGCTGTCGGCGCTGAGGTTGATTGTAAAACCAGCGTCGTTGGCGCTTGCCACTGCGTCACGGTTGGCCGGGCGATCCATTGGCTTATGCGTATATGTGAAACCACGCTTGTCTTTGTTCGCCGCGACAAGGGCTTGCAATGCGTCAGCGTCTATATGGTCGCCCGTGCCGGCAAGATCACCGGCCTGGTTGTGGCGCCATAGCGTGCCGGGCCTAAGACTGGCGATCGCCGCAAGTGTGGCGTCAGTGGTGGCGGTCGTTACCCTGGCCCAGTGAAGGGCTAGCGGTCCGCTCTTGGCGTAACAACCGGCGGTTTTGAGCGGGCAAGCGTCGGGGCAGGTTTCTTTAGCGCTGGTTGTAACGGGTAGCGGTCCGGTTTTCGTGTTGCGGCTTTTCAGTGTGATGTGCATGTGTTAATGTCCTTACTGTTTGTGTGGCAGGTGGGAGCGCTTGGAGGGGCTCCTGTAAACAATAAACGCCCCGCATTGCTGCGGGGCGTTTACTTTTAGGCTTCGTTGCGCCATCCCATTATGAGGTCGGCAATGCCGGCGCGCTTGGGGCTGTACACGCGCCACGTGCGCTCTATTGAAAGGCTGGCGTCCGTGGCCTGGACGCGGGCGAGGTCGCGTTCAGCCTCATGGCGGTCCGTGTACTCTGACCAAGTGAGATAGTAGGTCGGATTGTCGGCAAAGGCGTATTGAAGCTTGTATGCGTGCATGGTGTCGGTTCCTTTCGTGCTTGGTAGTCCTACTAAACGCAAAAGCCCCCGCATTGCTGCGGGGGCTTCTGTCTTAGGCTAGTGTCGCCTCCCATAGATTTATGAAAGCGATTAGCCATCCGGTCTGTTCGGACGTGCATACGCCGCTCAAGATCAGCTCATCCGCGCTCATGGCAGGGAGGCCCTGTTCGTCACAGTATGCGGCGTGAATCTCTGACAGCGCATTTAGTAGAGAGTCAGTCATAGTGTTTGCTCCTCTGTGGTGGTCCTATCTAATGCAAAAGGCCCCGGCGGTTAGCCGGGGCCTTTGGTTGTTAGGCGAGCGCCGCAGCTGCGGCGTCTAGGATCACGTTCCAATCGTTTGATGTAGTGACGTCGCGATTGTCGCCGACTATTAGGACGAACCGATAAGGCGCGTTGGGAAACTCACGCATGGCCGGGTCGGGGTAATCTACGTATACTTCAAACAAGGGGCGGTTATTGTCGGGGTGCATGATGCCGAAGGATGGCGCCGTGTCATCATGCCAACTCATTTCCTGCCACTCGGCCGGGATAGGCGGAAGACTGGCAATCGGGAAATCAGGGAATGCACGTGCGGTCAGAGGGTAGGCGCCGGCCGGGGGGTCTAGATTGACATAGTCAACGGTCCATCCGCGCGTACGGTAACCGTACGTGGCGCCGTCCGCGCGGCGTTCGTCCGCCGCGAATCCGAAGTAGGTATGAGGTACGTCGTCGCGATACGCGCGCCACGCTATGGTGTAGCGCTTACGTGTGCGGCGCGTCTTTGTCTGTCCGTCCGCGAAAATGGCGGTATAGGTGTGCATGGTGTCTGTCCTTTGCTTGTAGTCCTACATAAAGCAAAAGGCCCGGCATTGCTGCCGGGCCTTGTGTCTTAGTCTATCCTCAACCGCGCGGTTCAGCTATGAGGTGCGCCGCTAGGCTGAGGTAGTGACCGGCTAACACGCTAGCCGCGTCGTGCGGCAGCCCATACCGTTTAATATAGCTATCAGTCAGATGGGCGTGTTTGTTCTGAACGTCGTTGTCCTCAATCATATCAGTGGCCACGTCGTAGGGGTGCATAAACATAGTTTTCTCCTTCTGTCTTATACCTCAGTGGTGTCAGCGTATGGACGCCGCAATGCTAAGCGCCATGCGCGGTTCATGACGCGAAGCCATTCGTCGCCGTCATCTATCGTGCGCCCTGTGACGCGTTCGTATGCGTCGAGCATGAGCATATTCGCGTCCGTGTAGTCGTGTTCGTGGACGTATAAAGCGCCTCTAGGCCGCGACGCGTTCTGTCGGTCTATCTGCCTAACCGTGTCTGCGTCGAATGCGTCCCGCACGGAAGCCCGGTAGGCGTTGGCTACAGCTTTGATCGTGTCTTTCATGTGTAGGTCCTCCTATATAAAGCAAAAACCCCCCGCCGGCGCCGCTAGTCGCAGCGCTGCGAGGGGTTCGATACCTCACGGCGCCTCGCGGCGTTGGTGGGGTAGCTCTCACAATGTCAAACATCTGCGTATCTATATGGCATTGATAGATTGATAATCCATTAATGTCAGCGCCTGGGAGATCACGTAATGATCACGGGCTATCACAGACGCGTGATATTGGCTGGGTGTGGGCTGGGTGTGAGCTGGGTATTGGAACAAAACGTGAAATGCCCAGGATAGCGCCTTGTATACGCGCGTGTTTTTGCGGTTCTGGGTAATCTGGGTAGTTAGATATTAATTGAATAATTATATATATTAATATAGCTTTAAGATTGCCCAGCCGCGCGCCGTCAATTCTCCGGATGCTTTTTTCACCCCCTTATAGATGACCCAGATGACCCAAGTGACCCAGAATTGCCCTAGGCGCGGCGTCCGCAGCCCCTCGCGCACCCTCGCGCACCCTCGCGCGTCTAGCGCTTGCCGATCGATGACCCAGATGACCCAGATGACCCAGCACCCCCGCGCGCCATGCTCTCCCTCATCAGTGACCCAGATGACCCAGATGACCCAGCACCCCGCGCCTCTAAGCCCATGGCCCCAGCAAAAAGGGCCAATGGCCACGCGCGCGGCGTCGCCAGTCTCGCGCGCAACTCCCAGGCGCTTGATTCCATTAGTGTTTCTCGGTTAACGCCAGGTAAAACCGGGTGCGGCATATGGTTAATGCCTGGTAAATTGAGGGGGGAGGGTAGGGCCGGGAGGGTACTGGTACTAGTACAGGTCACCCGCAAAAATTTTTTCGTTTACGCAAAACTATTTGACGTTGCTGATTTTCAGCGTGCGTATACAGTACAGAACATGAACCACACGTTTCATTCCCTGCCGCTTGCAATACGACCTGCGCTAAAAGCGTCTGAGCAACGCCTGGAACGTATTTACGAGGCGGCGCGTAAGGGGCTCAAGAATGACGCTCTTGCGCTGGCGTCAGGATTGCTGCCCGTTGAGTTTAACCGGCTCAAGCAGATGGACCCTATGGTTGAGCTGGCCGTCATAAAGGGCAAAGCTGACGCTGAAGCAGAGATGGCGGACGTGCTGGTCAACGCAGCGCGTCAAGGCGACGCCAAGGCGGCGTTGGACGTACTCAAGCACGTACACGGCTGGCAGGCCGCACAGCAGCTGAACGTGACCGTGCAGGCCCAGATCAGCATTAAGGACGCGCTGGCGATGGCGGAACAGCGCGTCATAGAGGGAACAGTGTATGAACACCGGCAACTCACGGATGGATAAACGCTCGCGTAAGCGGCTGCAAGGCGTGCATCCAACGCTGGCCAAGCTCATAACGGCCTACGCTAAAAAGGCGAAGCAGGCGTTCATCGTTACGGAGGGCGTCAGGACGCCAGAGAGGCAAGCTGAGCTGGTCAAGGCCGGCGCGTCCCGTACGCTCAACTCTAAGCATCTGACGGGCAGGGCGGTGGATCTGGCGGTCGTGGTGGACGGTGAGGTCAGGTGGGACTGGCCGCTGTACCGGCTGCTGGCTGATGACCTTAAGGCGTTTGCAAAGCAGCAGAACGTGGCTATTGTAGCCGGCGCAGACTGGCCGCGTTTCAGGGACGGCCCTCACTTTGAGCTGAAATAATGCAGGAACCACGGTACGACGCCGAATCGGAAATGACGCTGATGGCGCGTCTGTGGTCGCCGTCGCTCAAAGACGACCCGCTGGCGTTCGTTATGTTTTTGTTCCCGTGGGGCCAACCAGGCACGCCGCTGGAGCACTTCACAGGACCGCGTAAGTGGCAGCGTGAGGTGTTGCGTGACTTGGGTGAACACATCAAGAACAACAAAGGGAAGGTTAACTTTGACACGCTGCGTATGGCGACGGCCAGCGGTCGGGGCATCGGTAAGTCGGCCTTAGTGTCATGGCTGACCATCTGGATGCTGACGACGCGGATCGGGTCAACAACGCTGGTCAGCGCTAACTCTGAGAACCAGCTGCGGTCCATCACATGGTCGGAGATTACCAAGTGGCTGAGCATGGCGTTGAACAGCCACTGGTTCGAGGTGAGCGCAACCAAGGTAACGCCGGCTAAGTGGCTGACGGAGCTGGTCGAACGCGACCTGAAGATGGGCACGCGGTACTGGGCCATCGAGGGCCGGCTGTGGTCTGAGGAGAACCCGGACGGGTACGCGGGCGTGCATAACTTCGCGGGCGTCATGCTCGTGTTCGATGAGGCCAGCGGTATCGCAGATCCGATCTGGTCGGTGGCGTCGGGGTTCTTTACGGAGAACACGCCTAACAGGTTCTGGTTTGCGTTTAGCAACCCGCGGCGGGGGTCGGGGTACTTCTTCTCGACCTTCCACGACAAACGCGACTTCTGGAGAACGCGGACAGTGGACGCCCGCGACGTCGAGGACACCGACAAGGCGGTCTATCAGCAGATCATTGATGAGTACGGCGCTAGCTCACCGCAGGCGTACGTCGAAGTGTACGGCGAGTTCCCGCCAGAGGGGGACGAGCAGTTCATATCGCGTACGCTGGTCGAAGACGCCGTGCTGCGCTACAAGGACA